GTGCTTATACAGTGCCAACAGAACTTTCAACAGAAGTTTTGAGAATTGAAAAAGAGGGTTATGGTGTTGCAAGACAAGAAATGAGATATTTGCCATTTGGTGGATCAGGTGATACTCGTATAATTCCAAAACTTGCATCATCTGTTTCAGTTTTCTGGACATTAGAGGGTGGAAAGAAAGGAGGCACAAAAGCACAATTTGGTGTTGTGACTCAAATCTTGAAGAAATTAACAGCCATTGTGCCAATCACAGAAGAGTTGATTGAAGATTCACAAATTGACATTGTTAAACTTGTAGCAGAGCTATTTGTTGAAGCAGTTGCAGTTGAAGAAGATCTACAATACTTTGATGGAGATGGAACAGTTTGGACTGGTCTTTTAAGAACATCATCTATACCAGCACTTGCAATTGCAGCAGGATCTACTTTTGCAGCAATGACAGCAGATGACTTGTTAAAATTACAAGGCAAAGTTAAAAAGGCAGCAAGAACTCGTGGAAAATATTACATGAGCTCGGCAATACTTGATCTTTGTAGATTGATGAAAGATGCAAATGATCAATATATCTTTAGAGATATAGTGACATCAGGAAGTCTTCCAACACTTTGGGGCAAGCCAGTTGTTGAAGTTGAAGCAATGCCAAACACTGATCTTACAAATCCACAGCAAGCAAACAAGCATTTCGTGCTTTTCGGAGATATGAAACTTGGTGCTATTTATGGAGATAAAGGTGAGATAAAAGTGAAAATGCTTTCAGAGGCAACAATCACTGATGCAGATGGATCAACACAGATCAATCTTGCAGAGCAGGATATGGTAGGTGTGAGAATTGTTAAAAGAACTGGTTATGTGGTTGCGAATGAGCAAGCACTTGCAAGACTTAAAACAAATGCATCATAGGTTTAACTTGTGATCATATTCTGATGGGATTAAATAATCCCATCAGGGTTATGCTCAAAAGCAGAATATAAAGCAATGAATTATCTTGATCCAGTAAAAAATTTTTGTCAGGTAGAGGTGCAAGGTGGCAATGATGATTCATCCACTTCTATTTTGTTATATACAGGTCAAGGTGCTAAATTGCCAAATCCAGCGATAGATGGTGCATTTAATCTTGTATGGTGGAATGTCACAGATCATCCAAATCCAGCAGATGATTTAAAAAAAGAGATTGTCAGGGTCACAGCAATCACAGGGGATACACTCACAGTTTCAAGGGGTCAAGAAGATACAACAGCACAAACACACAATAAAACAGGTAAAAGATATTTTCTTGCATTGGTTTTAACAGCAAAAACAATTCAAGATATTGATGAAAAGATTTCAAGTTTAACAGTGCTACAAAAAAGGGTGATGATCGTGCCAACAGGTGCAATCAATGGATCAAATAAAGTGTTTCAAACATTAGAAAATTATTCAAATTTGCAGGTATATGTGAATGGACTTGCACAATCATCAGCAGATTTTGCACTTACATCAACAAATTCATTCACAATGACTGTTGCACCAGATCCAGGTGAAGTGATCTATGTCAGTTATGACATGGTATAATATAAATATAAAACGAGATTAACAAATAACTTTCAAATAATTATAAATTTATGCAAATACATGGAGAAAAACAAATAAAAGCAGCATCAATTACCGCAGATCGTCTTGCTTTTACACCAGCATCACAATCATATGTTGATACAGCAATATCAAATCTTGTGAATGGTGCAGGATCAGCACTTGATACATTAAATGAACTTGCGGCAGCACTTGGCAATGACGCGAACTTTGCCACAACAATCAATACGAACATCGCAACAAAACTTTCATTATCAGGTGGCACAATGTCAGGTGCAATTGCAATGGGTGGCAATAAAATCACAGGACTTGGCACACCAACAAATGCAGGCGATGCAGCAACAAAAGCATATGTTGATAGTGCAGTTTCAGCAATATCATTCACAGCAGGCGATGGTATAAATACAATCACAGGTGGCGTTATTTCTGTTAAAACACCAGCATCATCAGGTATTCTTGTAAATTCATCAGGTGTTTCTCTTGATACAGCACAGGCAGCAGTGAATCTTGCATCAAGATGGGTGATCGCAGAAGTGCCATCAGGTGCTATAAATGGATCAAACACAGCATTTACAATAGCAAATGCATTTGTTTCAGGAAAGTTGGTTGTATATCTCAATGGATTAAGACAAGAAGTTGGTGCAGGCAATGATTATACAGTTTCAGGCACAACAATTACATTTTTATCAGCACCATTAACTGGTGACAAGGTGCATGTTGATTACATAAGATCATAATTATAAACATATGGCAAAAACAAAACTAAATGATGAACAAAAATCAGATGCAGTTGATCTCACAAGTGAAGTTGTGGGAGTTTTGCCAATACAAAATGGTGGTATAGGTTTAAATTCAGTTTCTGGTCAAAATGATAAATTCTTGAAAGTAAATGCGGCAGGCACAGGACTTGAATTTGCAACAACATCAGGTGGTGGCATATCAGAAGCGGATGCAATAGCACTTGCGGTTGCACTATAAACAAAAAAACATATGGCACAAATCATCAAAAATTACATATTCAATAAAACAGCAAAGACAATCACTTTCAATGATTTTGATTCAATTGAAATTGAACATGTCCAGCTTATAACAAATGTCACATCAAATGTGATTATTTATCAATTCAATAATCCAGCAAAGGGTGGCACAGTGGCAAACAATGTTTTGACACTTGCTTTTGATACATCAGCAATGAATGATGCAGATCAATTGATGATTCTTTATGTGATCGGTGAAAGTGGTCCAAAACATATTGGTGTGAATGATAATGTGATTGGTAAAGTAGATCAAAACATGATTTATTTGGAAGATGATTTTGCAGGCACAGGGTCTGTTGATTTAAACAAATGGCAATCGCCAACAGTTGGTGCAGGAATGACACTCACAAAGGCATCAGGGTATGCGAGAATTGCAGCAGGCACAACAGCAGGGTCAATCACCACAATAAGATCTAAAAAACAATTTATTGGTGCATCTATTTTGAGATTTACAGCAATGCTTTCACAAAGAATTGCAAATCAAAATGTATTTCTTGAACTTACTGATGGCATAAATAACACATATGCACAATGGGATCTTTCTGGAACAGTGAACACAACAGCAAGAACAGGCACAATGAATCAAGGGAATGGATTGCAAAATGCAGCAACAGCAACAAATGCAACATCAACATTTCAAACATTTGAAATTCAAAGAACAGAGGCAGGTATTCAATTTTCAACAAACACTGTTTCAACAAACACAATTTCAACAGTTAGATCACAAATGACTTATGGAATGCCAGAATTAGATTTGCCACTTTATGTGCAAATTCGTGTTGTAAATGGTGGAACAGCACCAGCATCAAATACAAACATTGATATTGAAAGAGTTTCACTCATTTCAGCAAATGCATTAAAAGTTGCAATTGAAAAAGGTGCAGGCAATCAATCACTTTTAAATGCGGTGCCAATTGCAATATTACAAACAGTTTCAGTGACTGGATCATTAACATCAGCAGGCACAACGACAAACACACCAGCAACACCAACAGCATCAATTGTAAATTCCGCAGCAACAACAAATGCAACACTTGTTAAAAACATAGCAGGAACAGTTTATGGTGTTGTTGTTTCAAATATAAATGCAGCTGCAAGATTTTTAAAATTATATAATCTTGCAGCTGCGCCAACAGTTGGAACATCAGTGCCAGCAATTACAATTCCAATTCCAGCAGGGCAAGTTGTAAATGTTAATTTCGGGTCGCAGGGTATGAGGTATGCAACAGGTATATCTCTTGCAATTACTGGTGCAGCAGCAGATACAGATACAACAGCAGTTGCGGCATCAGAGGTCAAAGTTAATATCTCTTATATATAAAATGGTATAATAAATATATGAACAGCAATATTTTTCAATCAGCATCAAAAATAGTTTTCATTTTAATGGCGGTGGCAGTGTCGGTGCTCACCTTTCTTGGCAAAGTAGATCCAAAAGATTTTATGATGTTAGCATCAATGGCATTTTCTTTTTATTTTGCAAATAAAGGGGATTCAGATCAGCCATTTTTAGGCAAATAGTATGTATGGAACTTTTACTTTTGCCACACAAACTTATGGAAATATTAACAAGCAATCTGTTTTTGAACGCAGGATTGATCGTTTTATTAACAATACTTTTTCACCACTCAATCCAGTTGAAGAAAATTCTGGTGAAAGTAGAGCAAATTTATTCTTTAATTCAAGAGCATTTGAAACAGGTGCAAAAATAGGCATCATCAATCCAGTAAATTTGCCAGTGACACCTTGTGAATGTGAATAATGTTATAATATAAGTATATGATAATCACAAAGCAAGATATAGAAAATTATTTGATGGTAGAAATAGATCCAACATTTGATACACAATTGGATGTGTGGATTTCAGCAGTCCAAAAATGGATTGATTCTTTCATTGATAGAACTTTGATCATGAATGAAACAGCACAAACAAGAATCTTTGATGCAAAAAAGCATGAGAGTGTCATCATAGATTCATGCAATGATGTTGAGGAGGTCCGTATAAGCGATGAATTGATGTCAGATGAGGAATACATCACCTTTCCATATAACAGTGCTATAAAGTGGCAAATCAGGCGAAAATCGGGGTATTTTCCAACAGGTGTTGGCAACATTTCAGTGAAAGCAAAATGGGGGATGTTTCCAGAAAATGAAATACCAGATGATATTAGACTTGCAGCAACAATTTTGGTTGCACATTTATTAAATTCAGCAAAAAATCCAGCATCTGGTGCAGAAGTAAAATCAGAAACAATTGGCAGATATTCAGTGAGTTATGTGACAAGTGAAGAAAGATCAAAGATTTTACAGGCAAAAGATTTGCTTGATCCATATAAAAGACTTTCTTTATAAATATATGATTGAAAAACACTATACAAAAACAGCACAAATTCAAAGATTTCAGACAACAACAGGTGCAAAAAAAGCACTTTCTGTTGCGATTGCAAATGTGCCATGCCATATTCAGCCATTTTCAGGAGACGAAACACAAGGTCTTTCAGGATCATTTGGTAAAGAATTTTTGATGTTTTGTGCATCAACACATGATATTAAAGATGAAGATCAAATATTTGTGGATGATTTGAAATATAGGATCATTTCAATTGAAAAATTTGCATTCATGAGGCAGTGCAAACATCAAGAGATAAGAATAAAAGTATTTGAATAATATGCAAATAAAAATTGAAATAAAAAACATTGATAAAATACAATCACATTTTGCAAGAATGCCAATTGAAATAACAAAAGGTTTGCACAAAGCAGTTGTGAAATCATCTTTTTTAATTCAAGCAGAAGCCATGAAAGAAGCACCGGTGAATAAACAAGCCAATGGTGGAAATTTAAGACAATCTATTTCAGCAAATACACTTGGAATTGCAAAAGCAGCGGTTGTTGTTGGTGCATCATATGGTTTGGTTGTGCATGAGGGATCAAGGCCACATGAAATAAGAATCAAAACAAAAAAAGTTTTGGCAGATAGAAGATCAGGTAGAATCTTTGGCAAAGTTGTAAAACATCCAGGCACAAAGGCAAATCCATTCTTGCAAAGGGCAGTTGATAACAAGCGCGATGAGGTCAATGATGAATTTGCAGCAATCATTCGTGATATAATTGAAATATAAGATAATAAATATATGTTTTCAGAAATAAGACAAAAAATAAAAGAAGTGCTTGACACATCAGCAAAGCTTGAAAAAGTATATTTAACAGATCGCACAAGATTTGAGGGTTATCCAGTTGCGGTTATTTCACCATCAGAAAATCAAACTGATTATGGATCAACATTGAAAGACAAAAGAACTTTTGTTTTTAAAGTCAGAGTATATTATCCAATTACAAGTGAAGAAAATCAGGAAGCAGAAGAACTTGCACTTGAATCTGTTGCAGATGATGTGATCAAACTATTTAACAAAAGAAATGTTTTAGATCCAGCATGCGATTGGGTGAAGCCAGTGCCATCTGTTTGGCAATATGAAGAAAGAGAGGGTGGAATATTTAGAATGGCAGAGATAAATCTTGAATGTATAAAGATTGTTGATGCAGATGGTATGGTATAATATAAATATGGCAAAAGATAACAAATACAATACAAAGGATATGAAGCCAGAATCAATTGATTCTGTTGAAATCATAAGGAAAAAGAAATTTAGTTTTCCGTCTTTGGGTGTTGTTGTTGAAGCCACAACGCTTGAAGAAGCGCACAAATTAGCAATAGAATTAACATCACAAAAAAATTAACAAACACAAAATATTATGGCAAACTATCTTTTAGGTGAAAATGTAAATCTTGGGGTTGGTAAAGAAACAACAAGAGGAACACCAGTTGCACCAGCAGCTTGGATCCCAGCAAGAGCACCAGCTGGAATAAATGTTGTTGTTGAAAAAACAGCAATCAAAGAAACTCGTGGCACACGATTTTCATCATCAGGTCAAGAAGTCACTCACAAAAGAGCAGAGGGCGAACTTGAATTTAATGTTAGAAATAAAACAATTGGTTATATATTAAAATCATTGCTTGGCAATGTAAATTCAACAGCAAAGGTTGGAGATGCAACAGTGTATGAACACACTTTTTCAGTGCTTTCATCAAATCCATCAAATCCATCTTTGACACTTGCATTATCACAGCCAGGATTCACAGATTATGAATATAAACTTGCACTTGTTTCAGCACTTGAACTTTCAACACCAATGGATGATCTTGTGAATGCAACAGCATCATTTTTGGCAGCAGGTGAAGCAGAAAAAACACCATCTTACACACCAGCTTTTTCAGATGATGATCACTATTTCAGAAATCATGATATTCGTGTGAAAATTGCAAGTGATGTTGCAGGTCTTTCATCAGCAGATGCAATCTGTATTAAAGACTTTAAAATGAAAATTGCCAATAATGCAAAGCCTCAAATGTGTGTGGCATCAATCTCACCAATAGACATTCTCGGGATGACTTATGAAATTGAAGGAACTTTGACTGTTGATTATACAGGCAAAGACAATCATGATAAATATGTAAATGCAACAGTGTTTGCGATGGAAATTTCAATGATCAATACATCAAAAACAATTGGAACAGCATCAAATCCAGAGATTAAAATCACACTTCCAAATGTGACAATCAAAGATTATAAAGCCAACAGGCCAATTGATGATATTGTCACAGAAGAACTTGGCATTTCATGTCACTATTCATTAGAAGACAATTCAGCAATCACAGTTAAAGTGGTGAATGAATTAGCAACATACTAAATAAAAATAAATTAAATTTATGCAAAACGATACAAACAGAATCAAAGAATTTACAACAACAGCAGGCACAAAAATTGTTATGCTTGACTGGATCAATGGGCGCGAACATCAACAAATCAATGCACCAATGTTTGCACAAATGAAAATGAAGCCGGGGCAAAATGGGGTTGAAACATCATCAATTTCAATGGATGTTGCATTACTTATTGACAATGAAGCAATAAAACATGTTATTAAATCAGTAAATGGTCAATCAGCAAATGTTTTTGATCTTGTGCAAGATCTTCCAGTTGATGAATACAATGAGGTGCTTGCAGAAGTTAGGGAATCAATGAAAGGAAAAAAAAAATCATAGATCGGAGGATGATTGATGTTTGCACAAAGATGCGATGGACATACGATGAATATATGGCACAGCCAACATGGTTTGTGGATGGTATAATTAAAGTATGGATGGAAGAAAATAAACAGCTTGAAAAGTTGAATTCCAAAATTAAACAATAAATCTTATGGCAACATCACAAGAAAAATTAACACTCATTATTGAGGCACAAAACAATGCAACAGCAGCGATAAATTCGGTGAAGCAATCTGTTGATGGTCTTAATGGATATATACAAACAAATAAAGAGAAAATACAAGACGCAGGCAAAGTCGCAGGTGCGGTTTTTGCTGGTATTGGTTTGGTTGTAAAAGGATCAATGGATGTGTTTGTTGAATTTGAGCATACAATGTCAGCGGTAAATGCAGTTTTAGCACCAACATCAGCAGAATTTGAAAATTTAACAAATAAAGCAAGACAATTAGGGCGAGAAACTGGATATTCAGCAACAGAAGCGGCAGGTGCAATGGAAATGTTGGCAAAAAATGGATTAAACACAGCACAAATAATGGATGGGGCAATTGATTCAACACTTGATCTTGCAGCAGCCACAGGTGCAGATTTGGCAACAGCAGCAGATATTGCGACATCAGCAATGCTTGTTTTTGGTTTGCAAACAAAAGATTTGAAACAAGTTGTAAATTCAATCACAGGCACAACAAATCAATCAAAATTCAGCATTGATGATTACGCACTTGCACTTGCACAAGGTGGAGGTGCAGCAAAAGCAATGGGTATTTCTTTGAAAGATTATAACACCACAGTCACAGCAGTTTCAAACAGTTTTAAATCAGGATCAGATGCAGGAACATCATTGAAAACAATGTTTCAAAGACTTGTGCCACAATCAAAAGAAGCAACAGAAGCCATGATGGAATTAAATTTGATGACAAAAGATGGTCAAAATCAATTTTATAATACAAATGGATCCATTAAATCAATGGCAGAAATCACACAAGTTTTGCACAATTCAATGTCTGGTTTGACTGATCAACAAAGGAACTATTACATGACATTGATATTTGGAACTGATGCCATGAGGGCAGTTTCAGCATTGTCAGAGCAAACAGCAGATGGATTCACAAAATTACAAACAGCAATTGAGGGGACTGATGCAGCAGAGAATGCCAGAAAAAGATGGGATAATACAAAGGGAACTTTGGAGCAATTCAAGGGTGTTATTGATGATGTTGCAATCTCTATTGGAACATCAGTAAAGCCAGCATTTGAGGCACTTTTTAATGCAATACAGCCAGTTGTGCAGGCATTGGGTGACTTTGTTGCAAAGCATCCAACACTTTCAGCATGGATCATTGGTTTGACATTAGCATTTACAGGATTGATTGCTATATTTGCAGCAATTGTCACAATAGCACCAGCAGTTGGTGCGGCATGGGTATTGATAACAGGGCCAATTGGTTTGATTGTGATTGCAGTTTTAGCAGTGATTGCAGCAGGTGTGTATTTATACAATCATTGGACAGAAATCACAACACAATTAAAAGCACTTTGGGATGATTATGGTAAATTTTTAATTGCATTGCCAATCATTGGACAGATTTTTGCAATGATTGAAGTGATGAAATTATTGTGGCAAAATAAAGATCAGATTATAAATTGGATGGTTTTGAAATGGACATGGTTTTCAAATCAAATCAGTGTTTTAGTTGATTATATCAGAAGCAAATATGAATTTTTGAAAAATGGAATTGCGGCAGCGATGGATTCAATTAGCACAGTTTGGAATAATGTTTGGGAATCAATCAAAGGGACTTTTGTGAGCATTTGGGAATCAATCAAAAGCACAATTAAATCAGGTATTGATTGGATTGAACAGCAAATACAAAGAGTTATGAATGCATTTAACAGTGCAAAATCTCTTGTTTCAAGTGTTGGATCATCAATTTCAAGTGGATATAACACTGTTTCAAGTGGTGTGACAAATCTTTTCAGAGCAGGTGGTGGTCCAGTAAATCCACAATCACCATATATTGTTGGTGAAAATGGGCCAGAATTATTTGTGCCACAAGGTTATGGATCAATTTCAAAAGCAGGATCATTTGGTGGTGGTGCAATTGTGATAAATATCACAGGCAATTCATTCATGGGTAAAAATGGAATTGCAGAAGAAATCGGTGCAGGTCTTGTTGATATATTAAAACAAAATATAAAAATTGCATGATAATAATTAAAATAAACAATGTAGATATATCATCAAAAGTTTTGATGGGCAGTGTCAAAAAAACAGACAACATCAATCAACGTGTTGATACTTTGCAGTTTGAAACATATAAATATGGATCAATCACAACAAAGCCAGAAGTTGGACAGGAAGTTGCGATGTATGATGATGCAAATTTAGTTTATGGCGGTGTTACCACAAAAGTTGAAGAATCAATGGATTTCAACAAAGAAATCACATATTCAGTTGATTGCAAAGACTGGTCACAATATCTTGATAGATCATTGGTTGTTGAAAGATACAAAGATATTACTGTAAATGAAGTGATCAAAGATATTTATTACAGATACATCATTGATTGGAAAAAAGGAATGGAATCAGTGAGTTTGCCATATCAAGATGATGTGTATTCTTTTGAAGTGCCAGATGTGAGTGCAGAGCCTGGAAAATTTAAATTAAGGCCAAATGGTTATACATGGGCATTTAGTGGCAGATCAGGACTTGCAGAAAATGGATCAGCTTATGGTCAAGCAAATGCAACAGATGGCAATCAGGTGATGACGTTGCAAGATGATGCAGGAACTGGTGATGGTCCAGGTTATGGATATAAATATATGAATCCGCTTGTTTCAGGATATTATGTTTTTGCTTTTAAATCTACAAAAAGGCCAGGATATAGTGATGCAAAATTTGATATAAAAGTAAATGGAGTTGTAAAACAATCATTCACAATTTCGCACACTGATTTTAAACAATATTTTTCTGATCCAATATATATTGCATCAGGATTCACAGAAGTTGGTTTTGCAGTCACAGGCACAAACATGACAGCATTTGTTGATGAATTTAAAGTTTCAACAGTCAATACATTTAATGTTAAAAATGTAAATTGTGAGTTGAATGTTAAAACAGTTGCTTTCAATAGAATTTCAGTGACAGCAGCACTTGAAAAACTTTCAAAATTAACAAATTTTCAATGGTATGTTGATTATGATAAATCAATATATTTCTTTGAAAAAAACACAATAAATTCACCATTTAATCTTTCTGATACATTAGAAAATCACATTTATAATTCACTTTTTATTTCAAACGATATTTCACAATTAAGAAATCGTGTTTATATTAGGGGTGGAGAATCAGAGGGTGCATTGAGAACAGAATCACAAAATGGTGATGGTGTGAAAAAGCACTTTGTATTAGCAAATAAATTTTCACAAATGCCAGTTGTTAAAATTGGTGGGGTCACACAAACTTGTGGTCTTGATTATTTAACACCAGAAGATGCAGCAGATTGTTTCTGGTCTTATCAAGAAAAATATGTGAGATTCAGGGTTGCGCCAACATCAGGCACAAACAATATCACATTTGAGGGTATTCCACTTTTTCCAGTGCAGGTGCAGTTTCAAGATTCAATTTCAATTGAAAAATATGGAGTATATGAATTTGCAAAAAAAGATCTCACAATAAAATCAAAAGAGGAGGCATTTGCATTTGCAAAAGCAGAACTTGAAGCATATGGCCAAAGTGTTATTGAGGGTGGTTTTAAAACATATATTTCTGGTTTGAGATCAGGGCAGATCATAAATGTTGCATCAGCAAATCGTGGATTTGATGAAGATTTGTTGATTCAAAGTGTTTCAATGTCAATGATTTCAGGCGGTGATGATCCATTGATTATTTATGATGTAAAACTTGCAACATTACGCACAATGTCAATAATTAGCATTTTGATTGATCTTTTAAGATCAGAAGATCGTTTGGTAAATGACACAGCAGATGAAACACTTGAAAAAGCAATTTTCAATGATGAAACAATAAATGTTGCAGAAACTTTTAGCATCACAGCAGCAGTTGATTTGCCAGATGAAAATATAAATGTAAATGAAACTTTTATTGATCGTGGCCTTGATTATCCAGTTGAATTTGTGCTTGGCGATATTTATAACATTACATATCCAAATAGTGATTTTGAAAATGGTTTTTCAGAATATACACCAGTTGGGGTGAATGGTGGTGTGGTTTCAATTGATACAACAACAAAATATCAAGGCACAAAATCAGTTAAAATGTCTTTGCCAGGCACATCATCATATTGTGAGTTGTTTTTAAATGGTGAATTAGATAATTTTATTGGTTATTTAGGCAAATCAAAATGTAAAGTATTGCCAAATACAAAATACAAATTCCACTATTGGATGAAAACACAATATTATTCAGGATCAGCACCAGCAGGACAAGGCGCAGGTATGTCTTTTATTGAATCAAAAGCAGATGGCACAAATGCAGGAATACAGGCAGATGGTGCAAGAATCACAACAACAACAAATTGGACAGAATATGTTGTTGAATTTACAACAACAGCAAACACAAGCTATATTCAGCCAATTGCATTTTGTTATGGGCATTGGGCACCAGGGACATTATCAATGAATGCATGGTTTGACAATGTTTGGTATGAAATAGATGAGCCAAAAAAGAAGAATTTTATTTTAAACGGGTCACCATTAGCAAATTAGCATATGGTATAATAAGTATATGGAAAAACAAGAAAAATTTGGATTAAAAGGTCACTATAAATTCACTTTGACTGATATTAACACAGGTGAGAAAATCATAAAAGAATATGATAATATTGTGCCAACAGTAGCACGCGCTTTGTTTGCATCACATCTTACAAATCCATCACCAGCAACACCTTTGCTTGCCACATATGCAGCAGTTGGATCAGGCACAAATGCACCAGCAAATGGAAATACACAATTGCAAACAGAAGCATATAGAAATGCGGTTGCATCAAGAACATCAGCATCAAATATTGCTTTTGTTACAGCATTTTTTGGTGCAACAGAAGCGGTTGGAACTCATAAAGAAGCAGGAATATTTGCAGGTGGATCAGGCACAGCAAACACAGGCACATTACTTTCAAGGGTTGCAATAGATATTGTAAAAACAAACACACAAACATTAACACTTGATTGGACTTTAACAGTCTTATAAAAATATATGTCAATTAGATTAAAATCACTTTTAACACAATTCATAACAGGCGAAAAAGTCACTCAAACAGATTTGAATGATACTTTTGAATATGTTGGCAGAAATTTAAGGACAATAAAAGATGTGACATCGCCATATACACCAACACTTGATGATGATGTTTTAATTTTGAAGCCATCAGCAGCATCAAATTCATATACAAACTTAACAATGAGTGGGCATTATTTATACGGTGATAAAAACTTTGCATCAGCAGATAACAATGTTTTGTTTTTTGGATCAGCGTCAGGAACAACACAGCTTGCAAAATATAACATTGCCACAAATACTTATTCTGTTTTAGGGAATGCAAATGCAAATGGCATAACATGCCATGCAACAGATGGCACAAACATGTTTTATACAGACTACACAGCAAATATCAAAAAGATGGACTCAGCTGGTGCAATTACAAACTTTGCAACATGTCCAGCGAGTGTTTACGGATTAACAAGAAATCCAGTGACTGGTGATTTGTATGCGGTAGGATATACAGGCAAAGTTTATAAAATAACACCAGCTGGGGTTGTTTCAACAGTGCAATCAACAGATTTGCATGGAAATACAGTTGATGCAATTTGGTGTGATGCATCAGATAATATTTATATAACAACAAATGCACAATCTTGGAGAATTACAGGAGGTGTTGCTTATGCAATATCAAATATAATTCCATCAAATGCAGGATCATATAGGCAAGCAGATAATTCAATTTATTACAGAAAACAAATTAATGGTATTCCATATTTTTGTAAATATAGTTTTACAACAGAATTAGAATCAATTTTGACAAAATGTCAGTATTCATCAGGAAGTAGTGCATATAATGATGGGACTTTTATTTTTGAAGGGCAATCATCATCACCAAATCAATTTTCTAAATTACAAATTTCAACATATGTGCCAGTGCTTTCATTAACATTACCAGCACCATCAGTTGCAAACAAAGGTAAAGAATATTTGATTACAGCGCCATATGGTTATGTAAATTCACCATTTATTTTTGGTAAAATATTGGTGGATATAGTGCCAACAAACACAGATAATGCATTAACAATAATCACAATTCCATATTCATCATGGAGTGCAAACACACGATCTTTTCGTGTCATTTCTGATGGCACATACTGGATCACATTAAGACAATAAAATTAAAATAAATATATGGATCCACAAGAATTAACAATTGAAGAAATCAAGGCACAGAAGATGCAAGAATTATTTGCTTTCATGTATGGGGGCGGTTATTTTCAGGATGGTATAAACACACTTGTCACAGGTTTGATTGATCAAGTGTTAAATGCTGGAATTCTTGAGGAACAGGATGTGAGAAACTGGGCAAAAATTAAAGCGCAAATATACATCATATGCAACAAATAATCATAACAACAATTGATAAAATAAAAATGGTGCCAGAGCATATTTGGATTCTTTTAGTTGCAACAACAACATATGTGATATATAGAGGTGCAACATTAAAAGAAGCGGCAATGATGTTTGCATCATCTTTTTTGTTAGGGCCATTTATTGGTGACATGATCAACAAATTTCTTTTAAAAATGGAATTTGAAGTTGGCACATCATCAATTGCATATACATTTGCAGCAGTGCTTTCATATAATTTGCTGGAAAGATTGATTAAACAATCACCAGCACTTTCAGAAAAGATATTTAATAAAATAAGTGATAAAATTTAAAATGTTATAATTAAGATATATGAATAACAATATAAAACAAACAGGACTTATTATTGAATTTCCAAAGCCAACAGATTATGTTGCAGGAAAAGAAACACCAATCAAATCAATAAAAAATCCATCTGGTGATTGGAGTGGTCTTTTGCCAAAAACAGAAAATCAATTTAATGCATCATTTGACACAATGAGTTGCACAACATTTTCAGCTTGCAATAGTATTGAAATGCTTTTAAAACTTGCACCACAAGATGTTAAAAATAAATTGTTTGAACTTGGTTTTGATTCTGATTTTAATATTTCAGATAGGTTTGTTGCTATAATGTCAGGCACCACAAAGCAAGGAAATACATTTGGAAAAGTTGCAGATACAATTCGCACAATTGGATTCATACCAGAGCAGGATTTGCCATTTGGTGATGTTAAAACATGGGAAGAATATCACAACGCATTAGTGATCACAGAAGCAATGAAACAAAAGGCAGCAAAGGTGCTTGAAGTTTTAGACATCTTTTATGATTGGGTATTTTTTGATAACAATCCAGATTTCACAGATGATCAATATTCAGCCACAGAAAATGCATTGAAATATGCACCAGTGCAAATTGGTATTCAAACACCAGCAACACATGCAATCAATATGATTAAATTGGAAAAAAGAAACAATTTGCCATATTATAAAATATTTGATCATTATCCAAACTATATTTTTGAGGGTGATTCATACAAGCCACATTTTGGATTAAGATTTTCAGTTGAATCAAAAACTGTTATTCAAAATGTATATCCAGCATATATTTTCACAAAATATTTACAATATGGATTGAGAAATAATGCAGAAGTTAAAATGTTGCAACAAGTTTTGATTGTTGAGGGTTGTCTTGCAAAAGGACTTGATACAGGAAATTTTTATGATCAAACATTAAGAGCAGTCAAAACATTTCAAGCAAAATATGGTATTCAAACAACAGGAAATGTTGGGCCAATAACTCGCACAAAGTTGAATGAACTTTGTCAAAAAAAAAAGTAAATAATTTGGGATTGCAGCCAAAGGTGCAAAGATTGTGTGATTTGTTTATTCAAGAGTGTGCAAAATCAGGTTTTGAAATTGTGATCACAGAGGGTTTTAGATCATTTGAAAGACAAAAAGAATTATATGATCAAGGTCGCACAAAATCAGGGTATATTGTGACAAATGCAAAGCCAGGGCAATCATTACATAATTATGGGGTTGCATTTGATTGTGTGTTTAAGATCAATGGAAAAACAACATATGCAGTGCCAGAATCTTCTTGGCAGGCAATAGGCAAAATTGGTCAATCTGTTGGGTTGGAATGGGGTGGTGCATGGAAGTCTTTTGTTGATAGGCCACATTTTCAATTGATGCTTGGTTATACACTAAATGATTTTATCAACAAGAAAATTGATTGGAATAAATATTTATAGGTGTTATAATTATATATGGGTATATAGCAATATATATCTTTAATATAATTTTACACATAAATTTATGCGCACAATTACACAAGAGGATGCAGTGAGAAATCCAGCATTCGCAAAATATGTTGGCCAGACTTTAACAATCAAAGAAATAAATGAGATTGAAACAAAAAAAGCCACAAAAGAAACAAAGCCAGCAAATGCAGCAGCAAATGATCCAAAAGATCCAGCAAATGCAGCAGGTGATGAAGTGAAATAATTTCAACAAAAAAGCATCTCACAAAATGAGGTGCTTTTTGTTATCATGGTATAATTAAGAGAGAAAGGAGGTGTTGCAAATGCAATTATGTTTCTTTTTCATAGAGTGCCAGCTTGAACTGGACTTTGACTGAAAGGAGGTGATCTCATATCTCGCAGCCATTGCGAAAGTATGGCAAGTGCGGTCAAAAACATGATCGCACTTTTTTTATGAAATGGTATAATATTTATAGGTGGTTGTCGTTTTCCACCAGACAAAAAGCACACTTATGAAGTGTGCTTTTTGTTTTGTTTTGCACACAAAATATTATATAGGAATATATAAAAGTGTGTATAACTTTGTTGTGTTAAATTTTACAATTGTTATAATTATAATAATGCATTGGTATAAGTTATGCAGACAGAAAGGCAAAAGCATTTGGCATTAGTCAGCCAGACAGCTCATGAGGATTGTTGCATGATCATTTAAAAAATATGAAAAAGATTATTATATTTGGTTTAATATTGGGGTCATCATTAGTTTTTTACTTTAACAAGATGATCCCGAAAAAAGAAATTGTTTATATTGCAAAAGCAGAATCAGTTGCAACAACAACAGTTTCAAAAATAAGTATAAAAAACAAAGATTTAACAGTGAAAGAGATCATAAAATTAAAATCAGAAAAATATGAACTCAATCACAAAATGTTTGATGAAATTATAAAATGTGAATCAACATATAGGGTAAATGTCACACATGATGGTGGTCGTGGATGGGGTCCAACAGGTTATCACAAAGCGACATTTAATGAATCACTTGTGAAATATAAAAAAGAAACAAATCAAAATCTAAATTATTATTCAGCATTTGATCAAATTGAATTGATGGCATGGGATTTCAAAAACAATCCACAAAGAAGATTTTTGTGGTCATCATATGTGAGATATGCAGAATATGGCACATGTGATGTGAAGAAAATTAAACAAATTCTTGCTCAAAAATAGTTTCCAACAAAAAGTTATACACGCATGTGTATAACTTTTTTTAATTATATTTATCAATGCTTTTTTGTTATTAGGCAGTCTGGGGTCAGTCTGGGGTCAGGGTGTCACAGTCACATTGTGACAATGCGTATTATATTATATTAAATATAATTATATATATTATATTAGGATGTTATAATTAAATTATAATGAAAAATGATAAAAAATATTATTGTGGGCCGAAAGGTTGGATCATAAAGCCACCATTTCATGCTTTTTTTGAAGCATCTTGTAAAAAACATGATGAGGGATATTTGAAAGGGGGTGATGAAGCTCGCAGAATTGAGTGTGACATCAAGTTTTATGCAATGATGATGAAAGATATATACAGGCATCAAAAAGCTCACCAGAGGGCAATTTTGAGCACTTGGGCATTGATTTATTTCATAGCAGTCAGGTTGTTTGGTGCAAAGTTTTTTAATTATGGTGGCAATGGCAAGACAATAAAATCAAGAGATTGCCAATTGTGTATAACTCGCTATTGATTTTTTGCATATTGGTATATAATAAATTACAAGCCGAAAGGTGAAATGGTGTCTTATATCCAGTTGTTGAAAAATTTGTTTATCACCATTTTCAAATAATCAACACTTGGATATAGGAAAAAACGAAAAACACAATTCGGTGATTAAAAATAAAACGACAAATCACATGAAATACACAAATGCAGACATCTCACAGTTAGATGTCAAAATACAAAATTTAATAAAACAAAATTTGTTTGAAAAAACAAAAGAAGATGGCACAAAAGAATATGGTTATAAAAAGGGAATAGTTTTTTATGGATTAACAGGCAGAGGTAAAACACACGCAATGCATGCCATAAGAAAATATTTGTCAGGTGGAATGAGGGGGTATTTTTCAAACATTCAAACATGGCAAGAAATACTTTTTGAAATGTCACTTTATTATAATGATTCAAGATCATTTCCAAATGTAGTTGCCAGATTAAAAGATAAAAATTTTATTTTTATTGATGATCTTGGTGCAGAAAAAGAAACAGAAAATTCAAATGTGCTTTTATTCATGATCATCAATGATGCATATGAAAATGGAAAGCCATTGTTTATTTCAACAAATTTAAACTTGATTGAATTAAACACAAGATATGGTGAAAGAATCACCAGCAGATTATCAGAGATGTGTGAATTTTATGAAGTGGTCGGAGATAATAAAAGAATAAATTAAATGTATGGCAAAAAAATATATAAACGACACATTTTGGTCAGATAATTACATTGAAAGAATTTCACCAGATCATAAACTTATTTTTCTATTTCTTTTAACAAATCCACTTTGCAATCTTGCAGGTGTTTATGAAATCACAGCAAAAAGAATTGGTTTTGGCACTGGTTATGATCCAGATGTTGTTGAAGTGGTTTTGCAAAAGTTTGAAAAAGATCACAAAATTAAAAGAATTGATGATTGGATCATTCTTGTGAACCACAGAAAAAATCAATCATTCAATCCATCAATGATTACAGGACTTGAAAAGATTGTTGCAGCATTGCCAGAAAATATTAGAAATATTTACAATGATATTTTCAAAGATAAAAAAATAATAATAGAAGATGAAGAAGATACACCAGCAAAGCCAAAAAGAGAAAAGAAAATTGTTGTTGAAGTGCAATTGGAATTGCCAGCATGGGTGAATAAAGATGTTTGGAATGAGTGGGTAGAATTTAGACGTGTTGAAAAGAAAAAGCCATTGAGTGAGAAAGCAATCAAAATGCAATTGAAAGAACTTGAAGAATACAAGCAAGAGCATGTGAAGATCATTCAACATTCAATTAAAAATGATTATCAAGGATTGTTTCCAGATAAGTTTAAAAAAGATGCAGACATGAAAGGAAAAGTTGTTTTACAAACAGCAGATTCATCAGACATTGTGAAAGCAATGCAAAAAAAAGCAGAAGCCAATAAATAATGTGTGGATAAACAAGTTGCAAAAAGTATATATTGGTATATAATATATTTATGCAAATCATAAATTTTGATGCTTGTGAATTTACAAGGAAAAACAAAAAGAAAACTGGTTTTACAATATATGATTTTGGAAAGTCAGAACATGATCTTTTGTTGGAATTTGCAGATGATCAAGTTTCAAAGGCAGACTTTTATCAAAAAATATTGAAAAGAGGTTTGGCAAAAGGTTGTGATTTGGCAACATTAGATATTTTAAAAAATATTGAAATAGTAGATAAAAAATTTGATCGTGTTGTGGATGGAACATTTAAATTCATCAGAAATAATGTTGAAATAACAGGTCACATTGATGGAATTACTATTGAAAATAATAATTATGAATTTGTGCCAGGGTTGCCAGTGTGCATCAGAAATATTTTTGATGAAAATCATTTTGAAACACAATTTATAAAATATCTTGGACAGTTAGCAATGATGATGGATTTCAAAGAAGTTGAAGATGGTGTGCTTATAATCAGCTCAATGAAAGATGTCAAAATGTATGTTGTAAAGAAATTAAAAAATAAGTATTATTGCAATAATGAAATTGTTGATTTAGATGGTCAATATAAAACATTTGAAAAAGTAAAAAAAGATTATGCGAAAAATTAGTATTGAATTAACAGAAGAACAAAAAGAAAAGATCTATCAGGAACTTGCTTTGAGAGGTCGTGCCATTATAAAAGATATTGGCATTTTGAAGATCAAAACAAAAGTTGAGCCATTTAAAAAACAAAAAGTTAATATCATCGCATTCAAATCATCTGAATACATAAAAATGTTTGTGCGCGGACTTGATAAATTTATATAATTATATGTTAGAAAATATACAAAAAAAATTAAGTGATACAGCAACAATTATGCTGGAAGATGCAGGAATTTTTAGAGAATACACAGATGGTGATTTGTTTGATGCGGCATTAGTATTTTCAACAGTGTTGTTTTCACATACATTCAAGGCACACAAAGATTTCATTTCAAAAGAGCAGATGGAAATGTTGGCACATGAAGCAGGTGAAAGTATTAGGCAAACAATTCTTGTATTTACAAAAAAAGATATGCACGAAGTGGCAAAAAATTTAATAGACAAAAAATAATATGTCAGAAAAAAAACAATACATTTATCCAAAAGGAATAATTGCCAAAAGATCACCAGAAAAAGTTGAACAGTGGATGCTTGCAAAATTATCAGTCAATAGAAAAGAATTGATTGAATGGTTGCAAAATGAAAAAGGTGAGTGGATCAATTTAATTATCAGTAAAAGTGACAAAGCAAAGTTTGGTGCAAATTGTTATGTTGATGATTGGAAGCCATCAAGTGATTACAAGACATCAGAAAAAAAAGATAAACAATTTGACAAAGATTTTGATCAAAGAATGGCAGATGATGAAGTTGATTATTCAAATGTTGAAACAGTTATGGATTATGGTGATGTAAATGCAGATGATATACCATTTTAAAATATGCAAATACTACCACCAAAAGAAGATGATGAAGCAAAAGCATTTACACAATATTTAAATGCACTTTATATGTCAAAAAAGATTTTAAATTTTTCACATATACCAAATGAATCATCAATCAGAAATCCAGGTTATTATAATAAAATGCAGGCAATGGGAAAAAGAAAAGGTGTGCCAGATTATATTATTGTGACAAAAACAAATATTGTGTTTGTAGAATTAAAAAGAAGAAAAAATGCAAAAGGAAAATCACCATCAAATGTTTCAGATGATCAATTGATATGGATTGAAAATTTACAATCAGTTGGTGCCAAATGTGCAATATGTTATGGGTGTGATGATGCAATAAATTTCTTAAAAAAGCATATATAACAATATCCAAAAGTTATACACAGTGACTGGTGAAAATCAGTTGCTTTTTTTATATAATAATTATATAATGATTATATAAAGATGGTGACAGAATCTTTATAAATTATTATCAAATTAAATTATAAATATGTCAGATATAAAAAACGATCAGAATACAACAAAGGCATTATCGCCTTTACAAAAGTTTGGTGTAGATTTAAACACAGTCTATAAAAAACAAATCATGAATTTCTTGGGTGATGAAAAAACAGCCATGAAATTCATCAGCTCAATTGTGGCAGATTGTCAGCGAAATCCAAAGTTGATTACATGCTCACAATCATCACTTATCAATTCATATATGCAAATGGCACAGCTTGGATTCATGCCATCACTTATTTCAGGTGAAGCATATGTGTTGCCATATGATAACAAGAAAAAAGTTATTGGTGCAGATGGTAAAGAAACATGGATCAAACAAACAGAAGCACAATTGCAAGTTGGTTATCAGGGATTAGTCACACTTTTCTATAAAGCAGGTGTTGAAAAAATTGTGGCAGAAGTTGTGCGAGAAAAAGACAAAGTTGAATATATCAATGGTGAATTTAAACACACAGTTGATTTTAGATTATCAAAAGAGGAAAGAGGTGAAGCGATTGGCGCATATGTGATGATTAAATTCAATGGTGAGGAAAATATCAAATATATGAATGGAAAAGATATTGTTGCACATGCAGCAAAGTATTCCAAATCATATGATCCAACAGGTAAATATTCACCTTGGAATCCAGAAAATGATGGTGAATACTGGATGTGGAAAAAAACAGTATTGAAACAACATGCAAAACTTCTTCCAAAAAATGAAACAATCAACAAAGCGATTGACATTGATAATCAGGATTCAAGAATTGCAGAAGTTAAAAAATTAGCAGAAAATAATGCCTTGCAAATGGGCAAATTTAAACAAATACATGGCAACAAAGATAATCAAGAAGAAAATCAGGATCAGCAAGCAGATGCCGATGGTCCAGCGATCAATATTGAATAGTGACAAAGTTTTTCCAGTAGAGCATTATTCATACAGCTCATTTACAAAGTTTGCAAACAATCCATTCATGTTTAAGGTCAATAATATAAATGGTGATGTGATTGACACGACAACATCAGTTTCAGCAGTGCTTGGCAAATCCATTCACAAATCAGTTGAAGCATTTTTGAATGAAAAGATTGCAGGCGGATCAGATGCAGAAGCAACAAAAAAAGCACTTGAATCAGGCGAAACATATTTAAAAAATTATTCAGATGGATTTATTGGTTATACATCAAGCATTGAGAATAGACAAAAATTAAATGAAAAATTTGCATTCTCATTCTTTGAATATATCAAAGCATTTCCAATGAAAAATGTTAAAGAAATATTGTTTGTTGAAAAAGTATTAAAACACAAAGTGCAAGTTGATGGCAGAGATTTGCCAATTGCATTGAAAGGTGTGCCAGACTTTGTTTATAAAGATGTAAAAAACAGAATCAGAATTGATGATCATAAAACAACAGGTAAATTTTCATCAGATGAAACTATTGATGCAGCAAAATTATTACAAGCAGCATTCATGTATTTTTTGGTATATGCAGAAACAGGTGAAGCACCGCATGACATGACATTTCGTGAATGCAAATATTCTAAAAACAAAGACAATTCAGATCAGGTGAAAGAATATACAATTGTTTATAAAGACACACCAGAAATATTTGAATTGTTTTATAGAATGTATGATGATGTCACAAATGCATTGCTTGGCCATCAAGTGTATGTGCCAAATTTCAATGCAATGTTTGATAAAGATGTGAGCATTCTTGCATACATTCATAGATTGGATGATGATGAGGCAAAAGCCAAAGCATTCAAATTAGCAAAAGTTGATAATATAACAGATTTCTTAAAAAAGAAAATCCAAAAAACAAGCTCAATGAAAAAGTATTTAGATACTATTTCAACAAAGTTTGTTTCAGGTAAAACATTAGATTATACAAATATGACACCACAAGAAAAAATAAAAATGAAAATGGCAGAACATGGATTTGGTCTTGAATTTGATTCAGTGATCAATGGCAATTCTGTTGATTTATACAGATTTGATCCATCAGTTGGAATTAAAATGTCAAAGATTGGATCATTTACAAAAGATGTTGAGCAGGTGATGGGAGTTTCAGGCATCAGAGTATTGGCACCAATTCAAAATTCATCATTGGTTGGTTTTGAAGTGCCAAAAGCAGATCGCACATTTCCAACACACACACCAAAATCAGATGGATTCAATGTTGCAATGGGTGTTGATGTTTATGGTAAAGATGAGCATTTTGACATCAGACAAGCACCACATTTGCTTGTAGCAGGTGCAACAGGTGCTGGAAAGTCAGTTTTTCTTTCATCAATTATCAAGCAATTAAAAAATGTTGGCAATTCTCAATTATGGTTATTTGATCCAAAAATGGTTGAACTTGCAGAATTTTCAGATATTGCAACAGTTTATGAAAGTGACACATTAGCAATTGCAGAATCAGTGCATTATCTTGTTGAAGTTATGAACAGCAGATACACAGACATGCAAAAAGCAAAAGTTAGAAACATTGCAGACATGAAAGACATGCCATATATATTTCTTGTGATTGATGAATTTGGTGATCTTGTGACAATGCAAAAGACTATTTCAGCAGAAGTTAAAAAGAGAAATAGCATCAGAATGCAGCTTGCGAAAAAGATCAATCCAAATAAAGATTTTGCAATGGAAACACTTGAAGAATTAGAAAGTGACATCAAAGAAGAAATAAACATCAAAACTGATATTCTATTGCTTGCACAAAAAGCCAGAGCAGCAGGAATTCATTTGATTGTGACAACACAAAGGCCATCAGTGAATATTATTGATGGTGACATCAAGGCAAACTTTCCAACAAGAATTGCATTTAGAACATCATCAAAGATTGATTCAAATGTGATCATTGATCAAGATGGTGCAGAATCATTGCTTGGCAAAGGTGACATGCTATTTAAAACAGCAGATGGCATTGTTAGATTACAAGGTTTTAATTTATAAATTTATGATAAACAAAGGATTATTCACAAGCAACACGCCAGAATGGCCAACACCAAAATTTTTTTTTACAGAATTAAACAAAGAATTTAATTTTACCCTTGATCCATGTGCAACAAAAGAAAATGCAAAATGTAAAAAGTTTTTCACAAAAGAAGATGATGGACTTGCACAAAGTTGGGATGATGAGATTGTATTTTGCAATCCGCCATATGGCAGACAAATAAAAGATTGGGTGAGAAAAGCAAATTTGGCGAGGGGGGGGGTAGTAGTTTTATTGATACCAGCAAGAACAGATACATCTTACTTTCATGATTATATTTATAATCAATCAGAAATAAGATTTATTCGTGGCAGATTGAAATTTGGAGATGGAAAAAATCCCGCACCATTTCCATCAATGCTTGCAATATTCAAAAACAATTATGAAAAACAAAAAGAAAACAAAACGCAAGATCAATAAATTTTGCAGACTATACAAATATAAATGTATAGCTTGCGGAAAAGAAAAACACAAAAGACACTTTGCGAAAAATGGTGAAACAATATGTCCAATGTGTGAAAAACAAAACATTAACAATCAAAACAATGCATCATTATTTGATGAATTGGTAACAGCATAATTATGAAAAAAGAAGAAAAAACAAAACGCAAGATCAAAAAAGATTATAGAATGATATTCAACACAGAGGGTCTTTTGCAAATCATTCATGAGTATTCAGCAAAAAATGACATCAGCACAAGAAAATTCATTGAAGATGCGTGCATTGAAAAGTTGAAGAAAATCAATGCTATATAAAAGTTATACACAGTTGTTGTTGATAACTATATTGCAAAAAGTATATATTGGTATATAATATATTTATAGCAGAAATGCTTAAATTAACAAAAAATAACTTTTATATTTTGTATGAAAAATATCAATAAAAAATCAATCAACAGTGACATTATAAGTCGCAAATCTTTATTAGCTTATCAAAGAAATCAAGACATCAAAAACATGATAGTGTGGTCGGCACAAGCAATTGCAATTTCAGTGGTTGCAATCATGTTTATAGATTTCATGGGATTCATGGCATGGATCATTTCAGGTCAGAATCCAGATGATGGTCTTTATATAGGATCAATCACCACAAATTTATTAAAGATAATTTTATAAAAATGTATGGATTATGAAACAAAAAAAATATCCAGATGTTGTGGGGCAGATGTTTATGAACTGGATGATAAAGATCCGCAAGGGCATGAACATGGGTGTGATAAGTGTGAGAGAGGGTGTGAATTTGATGAGGTATGTGAGTTATGTGACGGCACAGGGGAAACTGATGCAATGGAATCAGTATATCCAGGAGAAGCACATCAAGCACTAACAGGAACACAAAAATGCATCTGCCAGTTTCATGAAGATGATGGCAATGATTATGATTAAGATAAATAAACATATGCAAGAAGAATTAAAAACAAATTGGGGTGATCAAGAATATGATTCAAGATTAAATGCGGCAGTTGCAAAAGCAACAGACATCACAAATAATTGTGAATCACATTTTGAAACTTATCCAACATGGGATCAGATAAAAAAATTATTAAAAAAAGAAATTGCAGACTTTCAGCTCACAGATTCAGATGTTGAAAGCATATTGGATGGAATGGCACAAGGTTATGCAATGATAGCGGTATATAATAAACAATAAATTTATGTTATTTGTCACAAAAAAACAACATCAAACATTGCAAATAAATTACAATAATTTATTGAAAAAGCATCAGGAATTAGAATTGCATGTTATGGGTGCATCAAGAGATGAATCATCATTGACATACAAAGATGCAATTCAAGATGCACAGGTGCTTTTAACAAATTATTCAGACAATCCAGCAATGCTTGCGGTGGTCGCACCATTCATTGAATTTTTAAAACAATCATTCAAAGAAAGACAAGCAAAAGAAAAAACATTGGCCAGTGTGAAGAAAAAACGCACTGGTCAAACATTAAAAATGGTCGCTTATAACAAATCTGATTATGAAGCAGGCAGAATTGTTTGCATCAAATATCAGAAATCATTAAAAATTAAATAAATATGATATTCATCTTATTTTTCATCGGATTTGTATTTTTAATTGTGATCGCACAAAAAAAGATTGATGCCAAAAAAATCAATCAATTAAGGGTGATCAGATTAAAAACAATGCAAAGTAGGTCAAAGTCAGAGAAACACAGATTTCTCACAATGGCAGAAGAAATTGCGATCTGGTTAGAAAAAAAATCATTCTTGCCAGCATCAAAAGCAGAAGCCAAACTATTATTAGAATCAATAAAAACATTCATTTAAATTTATGCAAATATTATCAATTACAGTTTTAGTTTTATTAGCAATCGTTTTATTCCTTGATCTTCGCAGACATATCAAACTGATGAAATCAGAAAAAAGGATTGAGAAAGCAGAAAAAGAATTTATCAATGCAATTGAAGATCATTTAGAAACAATTGCAAAAGATTCAATGGAAAAGTGTGAAAATGGCACATGTGGTCATGAAGATGGTGCAGAATTAAAAGAAATCTCAATTGTGAAAGTGCCAGTAAAAAGCATCACAAAAAAGACTGGAAATTTCAAAAAGAAATTAACACCAGCACAAACAAAAGAAATTGAAAAAGCACCATTTTCAATAACACACAGAGCATTAGCATTGAAATATGGAGTTTCAGAGGGAAGAATTGGACAAATAAGAAGGGGTGCAAAAAAAGTTAAATAATATCATCAAAACTGGTTATGAAAAAAACGACACAAAGGCAATTATTGTTTTATCTCTTGTATAAAGAGTTTAAAAAGCATGCAGACAAAACACAAGTGCCATTCATACCACTTTGGAAATTCATGGGAGATCATCACATTGATGAGTTGAAAGAATGGACATTTATGTCTTATGAAGTCAGCACAACAATGTCAAAGTTGAAAGCAGATAATCCAGGTATATTTGAAGAAAAAGATTGGCAAAATAAAAATGGTAGTGTTTCAATCGCATACAGGATCAGTCCAAAAATTACAAAACAAATGTTGAAATCGCAAGATTTAATTCAATTTTATGCAAGAATACAAAAGAAGTGATTTGATTAAATTGTTAGAACACAGACTTGAATATGAACAGGTTGTGTTGAAAGAGGTGTCACAAAATACACCAGAATATAACCAAAGAATACATTGGATTGATGGCATAAAATATGCGATTGATATTGTAAAAGATCCAGAAAATTATGGAATCAGCGAAATTGAATAAAAAAGAGATTTCAAAGATATTGCAAAAATATTTTGGGTATTGGCCAACATCATCAGAAATTATCTTTTATGAGATCAAAAACTATCCAAAAAAAGAAAAAGAATTTGATCAAAATGATGCTTATGAAGTAGCAAAAGAACATAGCAGACAATTTCCAGAGTTTGAAAGGCCACGATTCAAAATAAAAACAGCAAAAAAACAATACATTAAAAAGCCAAAAGTTAAATATATATCACCAATTCAATCAATAAAACTCATTTCTTTTTCAGAAGAAGAAATTGCAGAAGTTGAAAAAGTTGAAAAGGATCATGTGAGAAATCAGCTTTTAGGGATTCTTGAATGGCACAGAGTGAGAAAAGTGCCAGTTGCAGATGAAATTAAACAATTATTTAACAAATATGGAATTAGGGAAGAAATGGAATGTGAAATGTCCATATTGCAAAAAGACTTGTGATTTGCGCAAAAATAGTCAAGGTATAATATATATATGTGATGGTTGTGATGCATCTGTTGGAACTCATCAAAAACTTGATGAAAATAGTTATAGAAAGCCATTTGGAACACCAGCAGACAAGCAATTGCGAGAATTGCGGATCGCCACACATATTTATTTTGATGCAATATGGAAAAACAAAATCGCAACAAGAGATTCTTTATACAAGAAACTCGCAAAAGAGATGGGAATTTCAAACAACAGATGCCATATAGGCAAATTCAACAAAAAGCAATGTTTAAAAGCATCACAAAAGATTTTAAATTGGCCAGAGTTGCAGAAATTGTCCTCGCAATATTCATCACACTGATGATCATTGGTTTTGTAGTCAGTGAAGATTACACAAAAGAGTGTGAATATTACAAAGACAAAACAGCATTTCCAGCTCGTTGCATAAAATACTTTTCACAGTAGATATCCACATAAAAAGCACAAATACCTCTTGTGCTTTTTATGTTTATGAAATATAATATAGGTATATATTATTTTATCAACAAAATTATGCATGATGAAGATGAATTTGATCCAGTAGATAGGAATTACTATAAAAGGGAATACTTATCAAAAGCGGAAGCCAAAAAACAAAAAGAACGTGCCAAATGCAAACATAATACATATTGGACACGATGCTCACTTTGCGGCGAAACGCTTGCATCGGATTTCCACATCAGACATCATGCAAAAGAAAATAATTTATTTACAAACGATGAAGATATAATACAAAATTATGATAACAATCAATGATATTAAAGTTTATGATAGGAATGCAAAGGCACACACACCAGAGCAAATTGAATTATTAGCAAAATCAATTAAAAGATTTGGTTGGAGATCGTTTATTTTAGTTGATCAAGATGGTGTGATTGTTGCAGGACATGGAAGATGGCATGCATATCAGAATTACAAAAACAAAATGGATTTGCCAGAGGCATATATCATGGATGATAAAGGAAATATTATTGCAGGCGGTCCAGCAGATTGGGCATTATCAGTTGATAATGAAAAAGCATTTAGAATACTTGATAATGAGATTGCAGCGATGACTCAAACTGATCATAATTTAGCAAAAGAAGAATTGGCAGAAATTGAAGATCAAGAACTTGCAGAGATGTTGCCACCAGCATTGCAAGATATTAAAACAGAAACAATTGAAGATTTTGACAATAAAAACAAAGAAATTGATTCAAATGACATGCAAAGGCCATCAGTGATAAATTTTGCATACAATTACACAGAATATTTAAATATGTTGGATTTGATTCAAAATGCAACAGAAAAGCTTGGTTGTGATACCAAAGAAGAAATGTTGAAACAAGTTTTGCAACAATATGAATAAAATCAATTACAAATGGAATTTAAAAGATGGTTATCCAGCAAAAAATGGACTTTCAGTGCTTTCAACATTTGCATGTGGAGGTGGTAGCACAATGGGGTATAAACTCGCTGGATTTGAGGTTATAGGTGCAAATGATATTGATCCACAGATGGCAGAAGTCTATAAAATCAATCATAATCCAAAACACTATTTTTTAATGCCAATTGGTGATTTGGTAAAAAAGGCAGAAAATAAAGAATTGCCAGATGAATTTTATAATTTAGATATATTAGATGGATCACCACCATGCAGCACATTTTCATCAACAGGTTTGAGAGAAAAAGCATGGAAAAAAGAAAAGCAATTTAGAGAGGGTCAGGCAAAACAAAAATTGTCAGATCTATTCTTTGATTACATTGATTTGGTTGGTGCATTAAAGCCAAAAGTATTTGTTGCAGAGAATGTGAAAGGAATGCTTGCAGGCAATGCCACAGCATACACAAGGACAATCATGGATGAATTAACAGCACTTGGTTATAATGTCCAGTTGTTTTTATTAAATGGTGCAACAATGGGATTGCCACAGAAAAGGGAAAGAGTATTTTTCATTGGATCAAGAAAAGATTTGAACATGCCAAAATTAAAACTTTCATTCAATGAAAAGCCAATATTATTTGCAGAAGTTTCAGACAATACAGACAGAGAGCAGAAAATCACAGAAACATATTCAAAGTATTGGGATGAAGCAAAGCCAGGTGGTCCAGTTGGAAAGTTTCAAACAACAAAGAAAATGCATTTAGGCAGGGTTGCAAATACAATTCCAGCAGGTGGTCAAACATTTCATCCAGTGTATAAAAGGGGTTTGAATGATAAAGAATTGGCACTGATTGGATCATACCCACTTGATTATAATTACAATGGAGTGGGTGCAAGATATTTAATTGGCATGAGTGTGCCACCTTTAATGGCAGCAAAAATTGCAGAACAGATCAAAAAACAGCTATTTATGATCAATTAAATGCATAAAATAGCAAAAAAGGTGCAAAAATGATATAAATATACCGAAACACATAATGGTATATAATAAATATATGGCAAGAGGTAAAAAAAGAAACAAAAAGAAAACATTAGAGATATTAAAGCCTTATTTTCAAAGGGGGTGCAGTGTTAAACGTGCATGTGCATATGCAGGAATTCCACAGCAAACTGTTGATACATGGATAAATAAAGATGAGGAACTTCGGTTGCAGGTGACAGCTTGGCAGAATACAGTGAATATCACAGCAAGAGAAGTTGTTGCACAAGAGATATTAACAAAGAAAGATCCAGCAATGGCGCAATGGTGGTTGGTAAAGACAGAAGAAGAAATGCGAGATACGAAAGTCAATATAAACACATTAACAACAGTTGAAGAATTTGCGAGAAGATTTGATATTGAAGAAGATCAACAAAAGCATGATAAAAGAAAAGATTAAAATCACACCATCAGTCTTTATTGAGAAATCATTTAAAATCCTTGATAAAAGATCAAAGGAGGTGAATTTTGTCTTGAATCGTGCTCAAAGATATTATGAAAGTAAAAGGAAAAAAAGAAACATCATTTTAAAAGCCAGACAACAAGGGATGTCAAAATATATATTGGCAAGAAGAATGCCATATTTTTTAACAAAGCCAGTAAATTGCCTTTTACTTTCAAATGAAAGAGATGCAACACAAAGAATGATGAAGTCAGCAAAGTTGTTTTTGGAAAAGATGGATGTCACAATTGATTTTGAAAATGATGAAGCATCAATGATCCGCACAAAGTTGCCATCATCTTATTTCATAGGAACAGCAGGGCAAACAATTGTTGGTCGTGGAGATACTTTGCATTTTGCACACTTATCAGAAGCAGCATTTTATAAAGATTTGAAAAATGTTTTGAATGCGGTTGTTGAAGCATGTGAATTTGGTGATATTGATATTGAATCAACACCAAATGGCCACAATGATTTCAAAGAGTTATACAAAAAAGCAAAGGCAGGTGAATCATCTTTTAATGCAATATTTATTCCATGGTATATGTCAGATGAATATTCAATTGAGTTTTTAATAAAAGAAGAAGTTTCAGAGATGACACCATACATGCAAAAACTTTATTTCATGAGTGATGAAGATGTTTTGCAGTCACTCACAGATGAAGAAAAAAAGCTTATTGAAGCAGCAAAAAATGAATATGATGTTGTTTTAACACCTGGAATGATCAAATGGCGCAGATATAAGATTGAAGATAAAGGCGAGATGTTTTTTCAAGAATATCCAGAAGATGATGAATCATGCTTTTTGCGATCAGATCGTGGTGTGTTTATTTCAGTTGAACATGACGAAAATGCAAAAGCGCCACTTGATAATCTGAGATCATGGAAAGAAGTGCAAGATCTACATTTTGAAGATGCAGAAGAAGAACTGATCAAATACAGGCAAAAGAAACTATATGCAGGACTGGATCCAGCAAAAGGCACACCAGATGGAGATTGGCATGTATTCAGTGTTTATGATCCAACAAGGTATGTTGGCAAAGGTGCATTTGTTTTTGAATTAAGATCAAGAGATCCAATTGATATTTTTGCATTAAGAATCAAATCATTACTATCAGGTTATAATATAAGATTGGGAGTTGAGGGCAATGGTGTTGGTGTTGCCATGGTCAATAAATTAAATGAACTTGAAGTGATTTTTGATGAATGGATCACAACAGGCACAAATAGGCCAGTGATGATTTCAGATTTATCAGAATCATATAGAAAAAAAGAAATATTGGAGGGATATAAAGAAGCCAAAGAAGAAGCAATGGCAATGATCTATAATAAAGATCGGCCAGAGCATCCAACAAATGGTCACGATGATAGGGTATTTTCAAGGGCAATTGCATTGCAAATGAGTAAAATGCCAGAATACAGAATCATCCACTTATAAAACAAAAAAAAGCAATGGTATAATATAAATATATGGATATAATCAAATCAATCAAATCAGTGTTTCAATCAAAAGAGAAAAGCATCTATTCATCAATGGATATTCAGCTTGCACAATTGTTTGCAGGTCGTGGCATTTCTCTTAAAAACAATTTTGATGCTTATTCAAAATCTTTGTATGTTTATGCGTGTGTTTCTAAAATAGCAGAAAAGATTTCAGGCATTGATGTTGAACTTTATCAAATCGCAAATCAAAAGGGTGACACAAAAGAAATCAATTCACATGCAGTGCTTGATCTTATTTACAAGCCAAACAATTCACAAACAAAGGCGGAGTTTATGGAATCACTTGTGATCAATATGCTTTTGGGGGGGGAAGCATTTATATTCAAAGTTAGAGAAAATGGCAAGATCACAGAATTGAGAAACATCAGGCCAGATAGAATTGAAATATTACAAGATACAGAGGGTGTGATCACTGGTTATAATTTCTTAAAAACACCAACACAAAAGATTAGAATTGAAACACAAGACATTGTGCATTTTAAATTTTTCAGTCCATATGATACATTGCGTGGATTTTCACCAATCACACCAGCAAAGCAAAGAATTGAAACAGAAGATCATGCAGTTGGAATGCAGAAAGATTTTTTTGAAAGAGATGGCCAGCCAAAAGCATTTATTAAATTGCCAGGCAAAGCATCAAAAGAACAGAAAGACATGTTGCGTGAAGAATTTGAAACAAGATTTTCTGGTAAAAACAGAGATTCAAATGTTGCGATTCTTGAAAGTGGCATGCAATATGAAAGAGCATCACTTGATCAAAAAGAAATGGATTATATTGAATCATTGAAATTCACAAGAGATGATATTTTAACAGCATTCAAAGTGCCAAAAGCAATTATTTCAGTCACAGACAATGTTAAATATGCAGAAAAAGAAGCAGCAATTTCAATATTCTTATCAGAAACAATCAATCCATTATTCAAAAGAATTGTTGAAAAGTTAAATGAAGAATTAGTTTATACAGATTTTGATCCACGTCTTTTTATTACTTATGAAGATCCAACACCAGAAAATAAAGAGAGCATTCATAAACTTTATGAGATAGGAATCAAAAATGGTTATTATCTTGTGAATGAAATCAGACAATGGGAGGGATTACAGCCAATCATGGGTGGATATACAAGATATTTGCCACAAAATATGGTTGCAGTTGGTGGATTGCCACAGCAAGAAAAAACAATGGGTGAAGAATTTGCAAAATTAAAAGCAGCAAAAGATGCACAAATCAATGTTAGAAACTTGCATGGAAAAGTTATTGCAAAAGAAATTTTTGTTGCATTGAATGAAATAAACAAAGAAATTCACAAAAATGTGATGCAAAAATTAAAAACATCAGAAGTATTTGAAAAGATTGCCATCCAAAAGCCAAAAATTGGGGCATACAGCGAACTTTCAAAGCTCACTGATGAAAATGAAAGGGACTCATATTACAAGGCGGTAAATGACATTTTAGACAAGAAATCAAATGAATATGGTGCAAAGGTAAAAACATATTTTGATGATCTTGGCACAAAAACAGTCAGAAACATAATTGCAAATGGATCAAAAGCATTTACAAAGGCAATATCAGCAGATGATTTGTTTAACAAAAACAAAGAGATCAAAGCATTTGCAGAAATATCATTGCCATTTGTTGAAAAGTTTGTGAAAGAAGCAAGTGAAGAAACTTTGCAAGCAATTGCACCACAAGAATCTTTTGTGGTCACAGATGATTTGCAAAAGAAGATTGATGAAAGAGTTGCAATGCTTTCAGAATCAGTTATTTCAACAACAATTGATCGCATCATGGTTGTTGTAGAAACAGGCACAAAGGCAGGTTTGGGTATAAATGCAATTGCAGATAATATTCAAGCATTATTTGTTGATATGTCTTTAACAAGAGCAGATTTGATTGCAAGAACAGAAACAACATTTGCAAACAATCTTGGACTTTTAACAAGTTATAAAAAATCAGGTGTTGTGACTCATAAAGAATGGATTGCAACAGTTGATAATCGCACAAGGCCAGCACACATTGCAATGAATGGTGAAGTTAAAAAAATTGATGAAGCATTTTCAAATGGATTATCAGCACCAGGTGAACCGAATTGCAGGTGTGTTATGGCACCAGCATTTAAAGAATAAAAAATAGTGTATGGTATAATAAAAATATGAAACAAAGAGAAATCACAAATAAAAATTTCAAGAAAGGCATCATTTTTACAAAAGGTGCAACATCACAGGAAGACTTGGCAAATTACATCATCAGAGGTGTATTTTCAACAGTTGATGAAGATCGCCATGGCGAAGTGGTAGATCAAAGAGGTTGGAATGTTAAAGAATATCTTTTGAATCCAGTCGTGCTTTTCAATCACGATCATTCAATTCCAGCAGTTGCAAAGATGATTGATTTATATGATGGTCCAAATGGTTTGGAGGGTGCAATGCAATTTGCAGCAGATGTTTCACCATTTGCAAAAGAATTGTTTGGATTATATGCAGGATCATTCATGAATGCATTTAGTTGTGGATTTCTCAATGATGTTTATGAGTATGATCAGCAAAATGATAAAATCATATTGCGCGAAAATACATTGCTTGAAGTTTCATGTGTAAATGTGCCAGCAAATGCTTATGCACTCGCAAAATCTATTGGTATGAATGTTGAAGCCATTGGCAAAGCGATTGAAAAAGGTTGTCCATGCGAAAATCAAGATGAATCACAAAAGGTCGGTGCAGAATCCACAGAAAAAGAATGTGGAGATGATTGTGATTGTGATGAGTGTGGTAAAATAGAATCAGTGAGTGAAGAAATAACAACAGATTCACCAGGTGATGAAGTTGTTGATTCAGAACTTGATGAAGCGAAAGAATCGGTAAAAAGCTTGTTGCAAAACATGACAAAAGCCGATGCTCGCAAGTCAATAACAAAGCGAGATGCCATCCTTATGATAAATAAAGGAATTGGTGAATTATTAAAAGTTAAAAAAACATTAAGAAGATAATTTAATTTTATGTTAAAAAACAAAAATGAGGTTGTAGAGAATGCAGAAGTAGTTGAAACAAACGAAAATGCAGAAGTTAATCAAGAAACTGTAAATGAGATTGTTGCAGAAGCGGTTGCACAATCAACAGA